ATTCTCAGATTGATTAATCCAATGTTCAATTTTTATAGAAGTGTTACAGAAAAATGCATCAGCATCAATCCACATTACGTAATCATGTTTGTTATTCTCTAAATGTTTATTAAGATAGTAATGTTTACACCAAGAAGAGTGTCGAATCGGTTTTTTCAGCTGTTCTGGTATATCATGATATACAAATAAATCATAATTGTTCTTATCACAATAAATTTTGTTAAATTGATTAGCATGTTTACCAATAGAATAATCTTCAGTATAAAACATTACAACGGCTATTTTAACCATTATAAGGGATTTGATATATTTTTGTAAGAGTAAAAAATACAGTTTAGAAAAGTCAAGCTTGCGTCTTAAGGCCAATACTTAGGTTATGCTGACGCTGAAGCTCCTTAAGGCGCAATAGCTCTGCTTCGACGGCATTGATGCGACGTTGTAATAAAGCCCCATTCTCATCCATTGCCATGGAGGGCATATGTGTTGTTGTAGTTGTGGAGGGATGCGATGTAATAGCGGCGCTGCGCCAAATGTTTTTTAATATTATCTTGGGTGATTCCGAAGAGGATTGCTCGTTAACTGGCTCTGCTTTTGCTCGCTCTGCTTTTGCCTGCTCTGCTTTTGCCTGCTCTGCTTTTGCTTGCTCTGCTTTTGCTCGCTCTGCTTTTGCTCGCTCTGCTTCTCGGAGTCTTTTAAGTTTTCGCCTATTTGCTGCGTTGGCGCGCTTCTGCTGGTGTAGGGTTTGTAGTGATTCTGAAGAGGGTTGTTTGTTAATCTGGTTTGCGGTGCTGCCGCTGGTGAGTTCTGCTTTTGCCCGCTCTGCTTCTCGGAGTCTTTTTTGTTGGCGTTTGTATGCGGCAGCCTCTCGGCGACGTTTGTCGAGTGCTTGGGCAGGTGATTGCCACAAGTGGGATGAAAATTGGTACGTATTTTCCACACCGGTTGGGGGTATATGAGTGGTTTGGTTTGTTGATTCTTGTGGAAATAACACTTCTTTCAATTTTTTGATAGATATATATAAAGAATTTTCTGGTAGAATTATTGGTTGATGTTTATTGTGCGTCGCATTCCATTTTAATTTTCCTTTTGCATCAAAAAATAGACGTTCGAGACTATTATGCCAAGATTTTGCCCATACTATTGGTTTTGGATAATTATTATAGCCAGAATGTATTGCGATAATATCGTTATTAGTTGAAATACCACTTAAAGGTAATGGAAAAGTTTTAATATTGTTTTTTTTCAATAAAAGAGAAAATATTGATTGACAATGTTTGTGTTCTATGAATTCTTTATGTTGATTATTTTCTGTATTGTCACAAAATAATGAAGGCTTTAAACAAATATTTAACCATTCTTCAATAATATTAATGGTAAATTGATTTTTTTTCAGTAATAATATTCCACCGTATATTTGTTGTGTTTCATAATAAGATTCATGTTTAACATTTAGATATTCAAATAAAGTCCTTTTTGTAAAATACTTTTCCAACCAAAAGTTGTGATGGAATCCAACAATCCCCTTTTCAGAATTATTACAAAGATTAAATAATTGTAATGTACCATTTTCATAAATAGTTTTAACATCAGAGTCAGTCCATAACAAAACATCATTTACATCCAATTCTTTCAATTTTTTGTTAATGAAATAAACTTTAGATATCCAGGCAAAATATCTTTTATTTTTTAAAACATTTATGTTTTCCATTTTGAAATTGTAATCTATATCTTCGAGATTATATACAATAAATTCATCTATAAATTTGTTGTTATCTTTAATGTATGATTGTAACTTTTTAGCGTTAGTTATTCGTTCTTTTCCATGTTGAGTATTTAATGAATCGGCAAAAGTAATATATATATACTTACCTTTTTTGGGGGGTTCAAGGTTAAATTCTTGAATTTTATTGTTTAAAATTTTGTTATAATTTTCAGGATTCTTGTAATAAAAATTTCTAGAATGTTTCATATATGTTTTTAACCAAAACGAATCCATTAATAAATAAGATATTATTTCGCCTTTGGCGTCGGCGCAGCGCCCGCTAGCGGATTAAGTTAACAAGATTTATAATTCATAATAAAAATTCCAAATATTAAAATTCTGAACAGTCGCTTTATTCCATGGTTTTTTACCGTTCCAATGATATATATATGCGCCTTCTATGGTTTTTTTCTGGTTTTTTTGCAATCTATTATATTTTGACGATAAATACTTTATTTTATCATGTTTATTAAAATAATCATTTAATAATGTTTGGTCAGACATTGATAAATCATATTTGTCACTATTCATTGCTTTAATTAAATTTTTATATGTATTCATTGATGGTTTTATTAATAATACACCGGCTTCAATACCCTTATAATTATGAGAAGTACTTCCACCTCTCACTGCAGCCAAGGCGTAAATACGATTAGTTTGAAATAATGAATCTATATTTTGTAATACAACTGTGTCGGCATCAATGTATAATATTTTGTCATATTGAGTCTCTTTCCAAATATTAATTTTAGTGAACATCATCCAAGAATTATTTTCCCTTCCAAACCTATCTCTTATTAAATCCTTTCTTTTACCTTGATAATGTATCTCATTAACCTTTTTTACAATTACTCCCAAATTTGAAATATTTTTTCTACATTCTGATGATACATCTTTAGTTACCATCACTAAAATGTGATTTTTAGTTTTATGATATTTTAAACTTTTGACTAAAGCAACTATTCCTGGTAAATAGTTATCATTGCATAAATATGTTATATAACAATTCATAAATTAAGCCTTATTATATACAAATTAAGATTTTTCTAACTCATACTTTTGAATTACGTCAATAGGTATAGATTGAATGTTGGGTTTTTTCTTTAAAACGACTAATCTGTCATCTTCTGTTTTTTCTATAATATCATAATACTCCAAAACAACACCATAACAATGAGTCCTATTAAGGAAGTCATCAAAAATAACAACACAATCATCTTTAATATATTTAAAGCATTTCAAACAGGATGCAGTCCTAAAACGTCCATCAATTAATATTAAGTCAATTTTATCACGTTCAGGTTTTTTCAGATTACCTAACTGGCTACTATATGATTTTTTACTATGTTCTGGACAGTTTTTATGGGGCTGACCCCAGTCGCCATATTTTGTACCTAATTCAATATAAAGCCATGACAAAGTTGGATGTTCCTCGAGATTTTTAGTAGCATCCTCTATGAATTTATTTAATTTATTTAAAAACTTTAGATCACTTTCAACTGAGTAAATTTGCTTTAAATTAGGGCTTATACTTGCAACATATGTTGAACCACCAGAACCGTATTCAAAATATACACTTGCATTTTTCAAATATTTTAAAAAAAGTAATTTATCTTTTGGTGCCATGTGTGGTTGTTTCCATCCCATAATCGAATTATAATAACAAAAAGTTAATAAAATACTAATTTAAACGTATTTATAAATTGTATTTAATAGTATTAGTAATGCGACAGCATTGATTGACAAACCTATGATTTCCCTATATTTTAAATTATCTATTCCGATTAACCAAATCCAAAGAAAATATATCAGAATAATACAAGTAAATAATATTTGTTTTTGTAAAACTATCCATCTATTCTTGATAAAATTTGTTGGTGTTTCATTATCTATATTGTAATAATTAGATACAAAATTACTTGCGTTTGCAAAATCTTCTATTACTGGTTTTTTAAAATTTAAACTGTAATCTGGTACACATAATTTTTCGCTCCGTCTATAAGTTTCAGAACCCGGATTTAATTGAACAACCTCAACATCTTTCATAGAACAACGCTCATTAACTATAGAACCAGTACCATTAATACTACTAACCAGTTCTACTGGTTCAAAAGAACCGATATCTCCTATAACACTTGGTATTAATCCTTCATTATCTTTTTTAGGAGTAGGAAGATTATTAACTATAATATTACGTGGTTTATCGACACATTCTGGAGTACTTTCTGGTCCACATATACCACTTGTAAAATATGTTGATTCGCCAATTCTGCGGTCTTTAGGTGGTCCCTTTTTTTTAGGGCAATCTTCTTTTCCTGTAATTAAAACCCCTGCGGATCTACTAATATTATCTTCGATAAAATATACAGCATCTAATATAGACGCTTTTCCAACTTTACGTGGCAATTTAACCCCAGGCGGTACTCTATCTCCATAATCATATTCAGGGTCTATAGGTTTTTCAGGTTCTGGTTCTTCCATTATAATAATATTGAAAAAAAAAGTATTATGTATATTATGTTTAGAACACTTGCGTTGGCATTGTTATTAATAGGAATAGTTTTTATTACAATCGGTTATACCAAGATGAGTATAAATTGTCCTGAAAAAATACAGTATCGTTATATCCCCCGTAGAATTTATGAGGAACAAATTTATGATCAAGATATAATGGGTCAATTTAAAACAATGTTTGATGACGAAGAACCATCTTTAAGATAAAAAATCTAATAAAAACAGAGTAATATTGTATGAGATTCAAAATGTTTTTTTGTAGAACTAAATAGTGGAGAATTATCTGTAAGTGTTACTTTGTATTCATCATCGGTATTTTCTGATAAATATGTTATAATATCTTTACTAAAACCTTTAAAATTCTTGTATGACTTTTTCTTTTTGGGTAGAACGGTTTTTATCAAACTTGAATCAATAAATTTACCAGTTTGTTTATAACAAATAAGACAGTTATTTGGTGTATCCTTATTCCAATTTTCAAATTTAGTATTTGTAACTACTGTATCATTAATTTGTTTAAATCCTCCAATAGCATTCAATTTATGTATATAATTTTGTGTAAAATCGTGTTGATAACTCGCAATTAACACTCCTGAAACCCATACTCTAATTCCACCAATATCTTCATCATCTGTAGTTTGTGGATATAATTCTATTATAATAGTAGAGTCTTTATTATTTTTCTGTATAAGTTCATTACTAATTTCTATTAGGAGAGCTTCATTATTTCCATGGTTTTTTGTATTATCATCTCCCTTATTATTAATAAATACAGTATGTGGTTCTATATTTCCATCACCCATGTGTATTAAAAAATTATCATTTAAATTTGCAACGAATATACCATTGTTTTTATCGCCTATTTCTATCAATAAATTTTGTGTAGATTCTTTTGAATCATCTTTAGGGACTGGTTTAGGTTCCTCTTTAGGTTTAGGAACTGGTTTAGGTTCCTCCTCTTTAGGGACTGGTTTAGGTTCCTCTTTAGGTTTAGGAACTGGTTTAGGTTTTTCTTTAGGTTTAGGAACTGGTTTAGGTTTTTCTTTAGGTTTAGGAACTGGTTTAGGTTCCTCTTTAGGTTTAGGAACTGGTTTAGATTCCTCTTTAGGTTTAGGAACTGGTTTAGGTTCCTCTTTAGGTTCCTCTTTAGGTTTAGGAACTGGTTTAGGTTCCTCTTTAGGTTTCGTTCTTATATCAGCTAAATGATGATATTGTATTGCTTGTAAAACATCGGTATCTAAATTAGAATTATTTTTAAGAAGTTTATGTACTTCACGTTTAGATAAGGATTGTAGTAGTTCGGTTTTTTTTCTCTTCAAATAATCAGACATTAATAAATCAGAAATATTATTAAGTTTTTTCTATGAACGCATATGAACAAAATCTAAATACCATCGTTTATCTTCAAAATGTTTCAATTGTGAAATGTCAAGATAAATTCCTATATTATCTGTGAATTCAATTAGATGTTTTTTGAACAGTTGTATATCTATATTATCTTTAAAACATGGATTTTGAATTATATGAGTAATAACTAATATATTCTGAGATTCAATATCTAAAAATACATAAATTTGGGGAGATTCAATAGTATTATGGTTTGCGTTAGAATCCCAGCCTATATATAGACATTTGTCTCCTCTTAGTTTAGTATATTTTATAGATTTATGAAGATTTCTATTAATTGACAGCCAGTGTTTTTGATTAGATGAACCATATTTATGTAATTTGATTTGCGTAGCACTATATGTAATTAAGGGGTTAAATTCTTCAATAATTTGCGAGGGATTATATCTATAAAAGAAGTTTGAAAAAGAATTAGAAACATTGATAATTGATAAAAAGACAATCAAACTAAACCTCATTTTATATTAAGCTGGAGATAGATTTTTATTATATGTATAATTTGAATGATAGATAAGAAAACACTGTTAAAAACATGGATATGTCATGCGACTGTTTATAAATGGTTACACGATAGGTCTGCTAAATCGATGTTTAAAAAAAAACTATGTATTTCAATACCATTGTTAATTTTGAATACATTAGGTGGGATAATAGTGTATAAGGCTGATAGTTTTATGAAAACTAGTAAAAGATTATTGATATTCGAATGTGTATGTGGTTCAATAAATATGTGTTGTGTTATGTTGACAGGAATAAAGGATTATTTTTGTTTTGGAGAGAAAAGTGAACTTCATATTCAATCTTTTCAAAATTGGACAAAATTCAAAAATGAAATATATGTTGAA